AAAAAGTCTAACGGAAAGTGGTTTACAGATGGTACTGGTTCTGTTTTAAATATTCCATCAATGAAAGGTGACTTATCCAAAATGTCTGAATTAAAGATTGCAGCAAAACATTATGGCGATGAGGGTGACGGGACATGTGTTTTTGTCCCAGGACTAACAAGAATTTCAGAAGAAGAATACTCTGAGCAAAAGCAAAGAATGGCAGAGGGACTTATTCCTTCTATGAACGACCTAGGTGCAGTACAAGCAGCCAAAGATACTATTGCAAAATATGGAAGTGATGATTGATGTCAGAAGAATACGAATACAAAATTCCAGCAAGAATTGATAGCCTTCCAGAAATAGACGACACATTTATAAAACAAGATTCATTTAATAAAGATTGGGATGAATTAAAAAGTTTTCAGGGATTAGATAATAACTTTAAACGCCGTGCAAGCAGGGTTTCAAAGGTAGATGCTTCTCAAGGGTATATTGATAGTTCTAGAGCAGAAAGTACTGGTATCGGTGGAGCAAAGTCAAAAGAAATTAACCCTGGACTCATTTATCGAAATGGGTATGGCTTGTTTGATGTTATTACTCCACCATGGAATTTGTATGAATTAGCAAACTATTATGATACTTCTTTTGCAAACCATGCTGCCATTGATGCAAAGGTTGAAAATATTGTTGGACTAGGTTATGATTTTGAGGTATCTGCAAGAACAATGTTAAAACTAGAATCATCTTCAGATGCTACAGCAGTAGATCGTGCCCGTAAAAGAATTGAGAGAGCAAAGATCGAAGTTCGTGATTGGCTTGAATCTCTTAATGATGAAGACTCTTTTACTGCTTCAATGGAAAAAGTGTTTACAGACCTTCAAGCAACTGGAAATGGTTACCTTGAAATAGGTAGAACAGTAAAGGGTGAGATTGGCTATGTTGGTCACATCCCATCAACAACAATAAGAGTTCGTAGACTAAGGGATGGCTTTGTTCAGTTGATTGCAAATAAGGTTGTTTATTTCCGTAATTTTGGAGCAACAAATCCAAACCCACTTGGAACAGATCCAAGACCAAATGAGATTATTCATTTTAAGTCTTATTCGCCATTAAATACATTTTATGGGGTGCCAGATATTCTTTCAGCAATAAATTCTCTTTATGGAGATTCACTTGCCTCACAATACAATATTGATTTCTTTAGTAATAAAGCCGTTCCAAGATATGTTGTAACTCTTAAGGGTGCAAAGTTATCAACAGAAGCAGAAGATAAAATGTTTAGATTTTTGCAAACTGGATTAAAAGGTCAAAATCACAGAACACTTTACATACCACTTCCAGGAGATTCAGATACCAATAAGGTTGAGTTTAAGATGGAACCAATTGAAAATGGTGTTCAAGAGGGATCTTTTAAAGAATATCGAAAGCAGAATCGTGATGATATTTTAGTTGCACATCAAGTTCCGTTGTCTAAACTTGGCGGTGGAGACTCTTCAGCAGTTGCAGCAGCACTAGCACAGGATAGAACATTTAAAGAGCAAGTATCAAGACCAGCACAGGATAAACTTAATAAAATGATTGGCAAGATTATTCGTGAAAAAACAGATATTCTTGATTTTAAGTTTAATGAATTAACTCTTACAGATGAGATTGCTCAATCTCAAATCCTTGAAAGATATATTAAAACACAGGTCATGCTTCCAAATGAAGCAAGAACTATTCTTGGTATGCCTCAAAGAGATGGCGGAGATGAACCATTTTCTCCTAAGCCAGAACAAACAAATAACCCAGCAGATCGTGCACGAGATGGACAAAGAGCCAATAATCAATCAGATGGATCAGCAACAATTTCTGGCAGAAATCCCAAGGGCGAAGGAAGAAAGTTTGATGAAATTGACATTCTTTCCGAAATGTCCGAATAGTGATACTTTCATAAAAAAGGGCTTATAATATATAATACGATGACTATATCAAAAGCCCATTGGAATTCAGAGGGTGACAACCTTCGTCTTTCCATGCCATTCAGTAAAGTTGATAAAGAGAGGCGTACAGTCTCTGGTTTTGCATCCCTAGATAATCTTGACAAGCAAGATGACATTGTAACAGCAGAAGCATCAATGGATGCATTTGCAAAATTTCGTGGGAATATTAGAGAAATGCACCAACCATTAGCAGTAGGCAAAATGGTTTCATTTAAAGAAGATAAGTATTTTGATCCAGAAACAAAGAAATTTTATAATGGTGTTTTTGTGTCTGCATATATTTCAAAGGGTGCACAAGATACTTGGGAAAAAGTTCTTGATGGAACTCTTACTGGTTTTTCTATTGGCGGACGAATGAATAAGTGGGATGATGGTTATGATGAGAAATCAGATAAAGCAATTAGAATTATTAAGCAATATGATTTGGTAGAGTTGAGTCTTGTTGATTCACCAGCAAATCAGTTTGCCAATATTGTTTCAGTAGAAAAAGTAGATGGTGTTGATATGATTAAGGTCGATGAAACAATTATTGAAAATGTTTTTTGGGACAAACAATCTGGAATTGTAACTGTATCAGAAAATGAATCAGAGGTTAGCCCAGTTTCTGGTGAACCAATGCAAAACATAGGTTTCGTTGAAAAAACGGATAATGAAAAAACAGATATGATAAAATTCTTAGTCGATAGTGCTAAAGGCATTAATACTTCTAAGATGAACAAGGAGGAAAACCTTATGGCAAAAGTAACAAAAACAGTATCAGAAATTATTGAAAAGTCTGATGCAGAAGTTGAAGCAGTTAAGGTCGCTCCAGTAGCAGAAAATGGTGCTGAAGAAGTTACAAAGGCTTCAACATGTCCAGACTGTGGAAAGGCTATGGATGCATGCAAGTGTAACATGAAGTCTGACGCAGAAACAGATAACTCAACAGAAAAGGCTGCAAAGCCAACAAATGCTGAAGAGTCTGCTGCTCACGAAGGAACTGAATCAACAGCAGTTGAAGCAGAAGAAGACAAGAAGAAGCCAATGGCTCCTAAATCAGATGTTACAGAAACAAATGACGGTCTTGAAAAAGCCTTTAGCGATCTAGTAGAAGTTGTTAAATCACTTCAATCAGAAGTAGAACTTTTAAAGTCTACTAAGGTTGATATTGAAACAGCAAAACAATCATTTGAAGCAGTTGCAAAAGATATTGCATCAGCAACAAGTGTATTTAATGAATTTGGTAAGCGTGTGGAACTTGTAGAGCAAGACACCGCTTTCCGAAAGTCTGGCGATCTCGGCGAGATAGTACAGAATCAGCCTGAAATGGTTGAAAAATCCCTATGGGGCGGTAGTTTCCTCAAAACAGCCGATCTATTAAATTAGAAAAAATCACAGGAGGTGACAATATGTCGGAACAAAATATAGAAAAAAACCAGCCAGGTGCTGCAGGTGGAGAACACATTGGTGGAAATATTCCAGGACTCTATCAGGGTCAAGGAGCATTTGCATCAGGTAATGAATCTCATCCATACACACCAGGTAACTACACCACTGGTGGAGTTCTAGGAAATATCCCAGAATCTACACTTGGTTCAGTAAGTGGTCCAAACGCAGTAAATCCTTCAGGTGAGGCTGGATCAGGTATCCTACGCCCAGAGCAAGCACGTCGTTTTATTGACTACGTGTGGGATGCTACCATTCTCGCCCAAGATGGCCGTCGCGTTACAATGAGAGCCAACACAATGGAACTCGAAAAGGTAAACGTCGGAGAGCGTGTAATCCGTTCTGCTACACAAGCACTCGGAGAGTACACAAACGCAGGAGCAACTTTCTCAAAGGTTGAATTGACTACAAAGAAGATTCGTCTTGACTGGGAAGTAACTGCAGAAGCACTAGAAGATAACATCGAAGGTGCAGCACTTGAAGATCACATCGTTCGTCTTATGACAAACGCATTTGGTAATGACATCGAAGACCTTGCTATTAATGGTACAGGTTCAGGAGATGCATTTACATCTATCATGAACGGTTTCGTAAACCGTGTAAAGACAGGCGGAGACGCACACGAGTCAGTTGTAACAGTTACAAATGGCGGATGGACTCCAGAAGTTATGCAGAACATCATCTTGGCAATGCCACGTAAGTACCGTGCACTTAAGAACAATCTTAAGTTCTACGCAGGTACAGATGTTTTCCAGGGTATCGTAA